GTCTTTAATAAGAATTAAACCATTGTTGAATAAATATTGGATATAATTATCAACTTGTCTTGTAGTGTTACCACATTGTCTTTTATCAATAAGAGTTAAATTTTCAAATAAATCATCATTAAATATATCAACTATTTGAAAATACAAATCAACTTCTTTAGTTATTGTTAAATCTAAAGAATCTATAAAGTTTAATATTGCTAGTTTTTTATTCATTGTCTTTAATTATTTTATGAAGAGTTTCTAATTGTTTACAAGTCAACCAAACTTGTACTAAATCGTTGTCACTGAATAAGAGTTGTTTTAATTTTTTGAACATTATTTTAAATATCTGTTTATATGATTAGTAAAAATATCTACCAGTTGGTCAGACATATTAAATCTAACTTTATTATGTTCAAGAGATTTAAAAATGTCACCATTGTCATGTCTTTCAGTAGCCGCTTGCCAGTCTAATAACATTTCAATTACATCAAACAAATCCATATCATTTATTCCTCTTGGACGTGATTCTGGATGGTGACTATTATATTCATAATGATGGGTTAATGCTACCCCAAGTTCTTTTAAGGATTCTTTATATTCATCAGAACCATAAGTAAGACCCTTTAGCTTTGGTGTCATTACATCAAATATCTCTTTTTCTGGACTTTGAAGTTTAGAATCATCATGATGTATACTTCTGTTAATAAGTTCTATTGCAGCTTTATTTAACAATTCATTTACACGTTTGATGTGTTTTAAAGTATCTGCTGTTGAGTCATAATTATTCATTAATTTAAAGTTTAATAGTCAACCACAGAATGAACCATAGCTGACTATAGTTATTTATTTAGATTTTAATTGTTTCCAAAAGTATCCTCCAGACATACCATTTCTACTAATAGCTGTATTTATCAAAGCTGTCATTTTTTGATTTGGATATTTTAATTTTAAATCTTGAGCCGTCATTGTTTCTATATAATCCCAGTTATTGTCATACTTCATATAACTATTGTTATTCTTTATTATAACTTCATTTTGATAATAATTTTGATTAAAATATGATATATCTAATTGTTTATAACTCCAACAATATCCTTTATAAGACCTTAGATTACCTAAACAACATTTACTTACACTTTTATGAGAATACCCAAATTTTTCTTTAATTTCTAAAGCTGAATTAAATATGTTAATTAAATTACCATTTAAATTATATTGATAAATAATCTTTTCTCTACTCTTAGCACTTATTTTAGAAGCTCTTTTTAGATGTTCTATATCAATAACTACATTATTTACTTTTTCTCCTCCAGATGTTTTATTTAATAAAATTCCAGTTCCTAAATCTACTCGACCATATAATTTAATAAATTCAATCTCTTTGTCAAATATAAAGTCTCTACTGTTAGATTCTAGTAATATTTCTACATCATAATCGTTAAAGTCTATAAATGATTTCCAATCTTTATTTCTTTGAGTTTTATTATAAGCTCTATGGTATTGATTTTTATGAGCGAAACTCTCAACTTTTGTCCCCACTCCAATATAGAATGGAATTTTAGTTGTTAAATCAATATGTCTATATAAATAATATTTTCCTTCATCTACTATCATAATTAATTAATTTAAGTTTAGAGAAATAATTCACCATTTTGAATACCATTATCAGATTGAATACTGTAAGTTACTCCTGGGCTACTAGCCATAAAATTTAATTGTTGCCAAGTTGAACCTGCTTGCATAGATAGACAGTTTAAATAAGAAAAAAACTTACCTAACTGATAACTTGATTGATGTAAGTCAAATTTAATCACATGTGTATTTTTATAATTAGGTGTTATTCCTTTTGATAAACACCAAGCCATTAAATAAGATTCAGTTTTCGCATCAAGAATAAGCGGCGCGTTTTTAAATTGTTGCCTGGAATCCTTGCCATGCATAACAATATAAATGTGATTATCTTTAGTGTACCAACCAATATTCTCATCAAATACATTAGTTTCAACATCGGGATATTTAGCATTTAACCATAATTCTAAAGCTCTTGATTGAATACCTGCCATATACCCTGTGTGATTATCCTCTGATACTGAATAAAAACTAACTTTACCAACTAAGGGGTTTTCTACTAAACTTGCAAAAAATACTTGAGAACCTTCAATAAAAGTTTCAAACATTTGTCTGTCATTCATAGTTGATGGTAAGTAATGTCCTTTTCTGGAACTCTCATTAAGTACTGAGTCTGTCATATCCCCACCAAACACGACCACTACTTCTTTAAAAGGCTCATTAATTAAGTCTAATGTTTTCAATAATGAAGTTTTAAAATCTAAAACAGTAGAAGTTATTGGAGAATTTTTATCTATTTGAATTCCAACATGACTATCTCCAAAATATAGGCTTAATATTTTACCATTAATATTTTTATTAGTCTTGATTGATTTTACACTTTTAAGTAAAGTATTTTTTAAACCGTTCCAATCAAAAGTATTTATACCAGTTAAACTACTTGATTCTTCTGCTTTAAACCATTGACTTTGAATTTGATTATCTTTATTTAGCTGAAACGAACTTACTGAAAAACCTCTTGGTGGAATCGGTACTCGTGGGTCTAATTGATAATTCACTTGTTCTAATTCGAACTCTGAAGGAACATTATCTAAATTAACTTTCTTTTCTTCTTTTAACCTCTTACGATACTCTTTAATTAAATCTTCTGATACTCCTAATCTACTTGCAACAACAATAGCTGTATCTTTTTTAAGACGTGGGTTTTTTTCTTGTAATACTTTAAACTGCTCAAATGTTAAATTCATAATTTTTAATTTTAACTGATGTTATTTAATTTATTTTTGTTGGAATGATAGGGTACGATCCTACAACCTTATCTTTAGAAGAGATATGCTCTATCCATTTGAGCTACATTCCAAAATTACAACTTATTTCTAATCTCAAGCTGTCAGAGAAAACTTTGAAAGTCACATCAGCTTCGATGCAAAGATAATGGTATTCAGTTGATAAAAACAAACTTTTTATAAATTATTTTTAAAATTAATTATTATTTAATTGTTTCATTAATATATAACCACTAATAACCACATTAATACCTCTTCTTGAAGCTTTTTTACAATCCCAATATTTTAAAATGTCAGTTGCTTTCGGTGAAATGTTATAATCTAATGTCTTATATACATTTGTAAAAATATCTTTTAGCTCTTTCATACTTATCCAAGTTCCTTGATTTATTTTATAATGTCTTTTCAACTCTTGTTTTATAATATCTTCTTTATTTGTAAATTTAGCTTTATCTGTATGTCTTTTTATATTCGTAATATTGTAATCTAATTCTTTTATTTTATTATACCCAAGATATAACACAGCATCTGCTAAAAAATCATACTGTTTATAAGCCCATAAAATAAAATCTGAGTCACCTTCTTCACATTTTAGAACAGTTTCCTTAAAATTATTTTGAGCGTTTATTATGGGCACATGTTTTATTTTTTGCTTAACACCTGTTAAATTTTCTACATCTTCTTCTGGGTTAAATAAAGTTACCTTAAAACCTTGTTCTTCACACTCTTTTTCTATAATGGTTCTTACTTTATATGTTGACTTAGACAGTTTATAATTATATAAATCATACATAATCAGATTTTCATCCAGCAACATTTTACCATCATCTGTAGGTACTATATATTCTCCAAATATTTTATTAGGAGTTTTCTTTACTGATTTTATTAAATTACTTAAAGTATGGCTATCTAAATTATTTAAATCTATTACAGATTTTAATTCCTTTTTCATATTATCCTCAACTAATTTTTTATACTGCTCATAACTAATAGTATCAGTATATCTTGTAGTAGTAAATATGTGATATACTTTATCATAAAATTTAGTATCTCTTATTCTTCCTATAATTTGTTTTAGTTCTGTAGATATGTCGATAAGAGTGTGTTGTTTATGTGAATCTGATACCATATATACATGACCTTCTTCATCCTTGATGTCTGTGCCAACCCAAACTGATGATGAATAGAAATTAATTTTTTTAACAGGGTCTATTGTTGAACTTTTTACTAAACCTGTTTTTCCTTCATTATACTGTGACCATATAGCTCTTGCATTCTCATCCGTCAGTTTACAGTTTTCAACTACGGTTCTCATAAACTCAACTGAATTTACAAAGATATGAGCGTTACCTGTATAAACCCCACTTAAATAATTGTCCACTAAAAACAAACAGTGTGTAAAACATTTCCTTGACATTGACAAGATTCTATAGTTACCTCTTTTATATCTTCCCAACTTGTTTCATACACAGGAATATCTTTTAACTCTTTTAATATAAAGGTTTCATCCATCATAGTTGCAGTCATAAAACAATATGACTTAAAAGATTTAAAATTATTCAGCACTCCTTTTACAGCAGTATTTCTAAATACTACAGACTTAAATAATAATTGATACTCATCTACTAATAAATTATAATCTTTCGGATTTAAATATTTCATTATTTTAGGTAGACTGTCATAAGTTACCATGATTTTCTTAATTGGATGCCTATAATCGTTAATATAGTCTTTAATACTATTTGTAGTAACTCCCTTGTAGACTCCAAAAACAGTAGGATTAGTAGATAGCTTATTTTTTATTAATTCAACAAAAGGTACACAAATAATATAATTTTCATTGTTTTGTAAAGCTATGGTGGTAGCACCCGCACCAGTAACCACCTTATTATAAATACAGTTTTTTGGTAAAGTATCTGTAACATCTCTTAAATATTTCACACCCTTTGGAATAGTGAACTCTGGAAATTTTAGCATATTATTTTATTTTAATTGTGAGATGCAAAGGTATGAACTTTTTTTAATTAATAAAAGACTTTTGTAAAATAATTATAAAATTTTCGCACTATTAATATATAACAGACTCTTAGTGTTAACTTTTTTTAATTAATCGTGTATAATAAGAAAAATAAAATTACACTCATTGCATTCGTAGTAGTAGTAATTGCAGTTCCTCAAACCCCTATCTTGTACTAAAAAATGATAACCAAATCCAGTTAATCTACCTTAATGTCAAGTGAAGTGAAACGGAACGAGAACTACTAAGGAGATTAACGATACTCAATGGTAAGGTTGATAAGGGTTAAGCGGTCACATCCGTTCCCTTAATAGTGCCTGGTTAAAAATAAATTTGATCAACTTTAACCGACTAAGTGAGTTTAACGGTCAATTTACTATGAGAGTTAGTATTTGTATTGTTAACCCAGGTTTAAGGTTACGGAGATCTAACTCAATTCAATTGGCGGCAGATTGGGGTTTGGGGTGTCCCCATTATAAAGACTACTCCTTTGATTTGTAACAACGTGGAAAATCACCATGCGAATGCGTTGAGAACCGTTAGGAAAGAACAAAGCTCTACAGAGCCATGGAAATATTGAGTAGGCGAGATATTTGTCAGATACGAGATTCCTTTATGTTTATCATAGAAAATTATTTAAAAATAATAGTAATTTTTATTTGTTTATAAACAATTAAGTTTTATCTTTGCAGTATGAAAATTATTAATAAGGCTTTTAAATATAGATTGTACCCTAATGATACACAAATTCAAAAGATATCACAATCTTTCGGGTGCTGTAGAGTTGTTTACAATTCTATGGTTGCTGAATTTAATAAACCTTTTGTCAAACCTGATGAAAATGAAATACAGGTAGAAAAGGTAAAAGAAAATATTAAATCAATTCCAGACTTAAAAGTAGAATATCCTTACCTTAATACTGTTTCTTGTGCTATTTTACAACAAAAACAACGAGATTTTATAGATTTTAAAAAGGATTATTTTCGTGACCTTAAAAACGGACGAATTGAGTCCATGAAAAAATCATATATTAAAACTCGTTTGTCAAAAGGTTTAGAAATAGACAATAGTAAATTATTTAGTATTGGTAAACCTAAATTTAAGAAAAAAGGAATTAATGATAGTTTTAGATTACCTTTTCCTAAGTTTAAAATAAATGATTCTAAAATACAACTTGAAAAAATAGGTAAAGTATCTTATGTGCAAGATAGAAAAATACCTGTAAATAGTAAATTACTTTCAGTTACTGTTAGTAAAAACAGTGCTAATCAATACTTCGCATCAATTTTAGTTCAATGTTGTGTTGAAGAACTTTCAAAAACTGGTAAAACGGTTGGATGTGATTTAGGTTTGAAAGAATTTTTGACTACATCTGATGGTGAAGTTATAGCTAATCCTCGATATTTTCGTAAAAACCAAGCGAAATTAAAGAGTGCTCAACGTCATTTATCAAGAAAAACTAAAAAGTCCAACCGTTACAAGAAACAACAGTTAAAAGTTGCTAAAATCCACAAAAAAATTGCAAATCAAAGAAGTCATTTTATTCATAATATAACAACTAATTTAGTTAGAAATTATGATGAAATAGTTATCGAAGATTTAGCTGTTAAAAATATGGTTAAAAATCATAAGTTAGCTAAATCTATTAGTGATGCAAGTTTTGGAATGTTTAGACAACAATTAACTTATAAATGTGACTGGTATGGCAAAACTTTAACTGTAGTAGATAAATGGTATCCAAGTAGTAAGACTTGTTCAAATTGTGGACATGTTAAAAAAGAACTACTACTTTCAGAAAGAACATTTGAATGTGAAGTATGTAATTTTTCCCTTGATAGAGACGAAAATGCTGCTCGGAATTTGAAAAATAAAGCTGTAGGAGTTAATGCAGCATAACTATTGTGGAGGATATATAAGACCTACTTGTAGGCTATTTCCTGTGAAACGATGAAGATGAATTAGTAGATTACTATAATTTACTATGAAATCTATAACTATGAGAAGCCGTTGCAAATAAAGAACAGAATCATAAAACAACGAGCTGATTTGGTACGATACTTTGACTCTAAGACTGTTAAATGTTAGTGGTGCGAAAACCTTTATAAAACAAAAAACCACCCCTTGAAATTAATCAGGAAGTGGTCTATAAGTTAGGTTAACAAATGCTACTTACATAACACAAGTAGATATACATGGTATAGTATGTGAACTGTCGAAAGTTACAGTAGCGTAATGTACTGTATTACTTGGTATTGTAGTAGATATACCATCAACAGTTATTGTAGTTAATGTGGTTAAACAACTTGTACTAATAGCTACTGTATATGTTCCATTTGGTACTGTTAAAGTCTCTAAAGAGTTATTAGTAGAAATAGCAGTTAATATACTTGGAGCATATACTGTAAGTGTACCAATACCTGTAGTATTTTGATAAGTTAAAGGTGTGGTTGTAGTAGCACAAGAAGCTGGAGCTGTGTATGTAATTGTCATGTTATGAAGGTATACAAGTTACAGATAGACTTTTTGATAAGCCATCCGAGGTTAAACCGTTAATTGTTATAGTTTGAGTACCAGAAGCAGTAGTTGGGTTAAAGTAAAATATATCACTTCCAATTTGTGCTTTTATAACTGATGTAATTACATTTAAGTCATTCTTCATACAAGTGTAAGTAACATCTACTGAAACACTATAAGTATTAGTTAAGACATTACAACTTGATACAACTAAATTGGTTAAGTTAGTAATTCCACAAGTACAGTTAAAACCAGTTGTAAAGTAAGATGTAGCTGATAATCCTGGCTTGCAGTCCATCGCTATGGAGAACTCGTAATTAGTCCCCAATACATCAGCAGTACTTATAGTAAATGGACTAGCTGTAAATGAACCTGCATTTATCCAACCACCACCAGATAACTTTCTATAGCTTACGTTGAAACTTCCACCTAAAACTGGAGGAATATTAGTAGTAATAGTTAATAATGCCATATTTTTTAATTAGGATTCTTTATATTTAAAAGTAATACCTTTTGTTCTTTTTGTTTTACCAATAATTAAACATCTTACAGTACTTTTAGTCACACCGTATTTTTTACCAGCATTTGTTTGTCCAATAATTTCATCAATTAAAACACCATCTTTAAAAACTAATATAGGCGTTTGATTACATTTTTTCAAATCTATATCTATATATTTTTCTGGGTTATTTAATCTGTCTAAGTCTCTTGCTATAAATAATTTATCCATACAGTTAGGATTATCTATAATTTTCTGTTGTTGGGCTTTTTTCATATTAGCTTTTACTTCTGGTCTATTAAGATTTTCTTTAGCATTAACTTTTCTTTCTAATATTTTTTCATAATTATTAAAATATTTTTCGGATCTCTTTTTATATGCTTCGAACATTAATTCTTTATTATCTATATGATACTGTTTTATAAATTCACTTTGTTTTAATTTAGCTTCAATGTTGTCTTTATAATATTCTTTTAGAGACTCTGAAATTTGAGTTTTTATATCAGAATTATTTTTATAAAATTCTATTTTAATTTGACTCTGTTTTTCAGCTAAGTCAGGTCTATCAATATTTATTTTCTTTAATCTTTCAGACTTATCTTTATTTTGTTTATCTGTATATTTATGACCTAATGGAGAACCTGCTGTTCTATAATGATTATAACCTTTAACACTTTCGTAAGGTTGATAGAAATCTAAATAAACTTGTTCAATTCGAGTTAACTTTGTTTTATCCTTAACTTCTTTAAGTAATGAAAAGGTCAAAGTATCTATTGAATATTTATTAACAAAATACTGTAACGTAGGACTGTGATGCTTTTTTGTCTCTAAATCTTTTAAATGTGCTCTATATCTTTTCTTTAAATTCACAGCAGATCCTATGTAAATCTTATTATTTATACTATTAGTTATGATATAAATACCATGCTTATTTTTTAATTCCTCTTTTATATTAAATATCATATGAAATATTATTTAATTACGATTCTGTGATATTTGTAATCACGGGGGTTTGGCAACTCGGTGTAGCATCAGTTACTACATCAAAAGTACATATTTGAGTTTCTGCATCAGCTCCATTTGGATAAGTTAATTGAGGAATTGTATCAGGTTCTTGATAAGTAATAGTACTCTTAATAGTATATGTAGTATTTTGGTTTAATCCTGTAAAAGTTACTGTATTAGTAGAATTAGGATTAGTTATTAATTGGTTACTTATTAGAGTTAAACCTTGATAAACTTCAACTAAAATGTTAGTAATATGATTTCCAATTGGAGCTGGTGTAGCTACTGGAACTGATACTGTAATACTTGAATCAGTAGTACTTACATTAGACGCTAATAAAGTTGGACATTCTCTGGCTATTCTTTTGAATATAGCAGATTGACTTGTACTTGAACCACAATTAGCAATTACTCTTAGTTCATAAATAGTATTTTCATTAGGAACATTAAGTACTGCTGTAGTTGTTGAAGCTGATATAGGATTTGCTGGTGTAACATTAGTAGTGTTAAAAGTAGTAGTACCTAATATTCTCCAAGCTAATGTCCATGAAGTAGTACCAACACCAAAAGGAGAAACATTTATAGTTAAACTCATTGTTTATATTTTATTTAAGACTCGGTAATATTTAGAACAGATGGTAAATCACATGTAACACCCACACAACAATTACTCATTACAAAGTTTATCTTCGTTTCAAGCTCGTTTATTTTACATATAAGCTGTTTAAATGCTTCTTGTACATTCAAGTCTGCTGCTATATAATAAGTACCGTTAGAACACATTAATTTTTCACTAATGAATACACACTTTGCTAGCATCGACTCGTCACAATTGTTACAAACGGTTTGTACACAAGTTGGTGTTATTACAGGTTCACAAGGGTCGGGACAATTGAAACAGTTGGATGTTGGCATTAACAGCAGTTGTTTAGTTGGGTTTGAATCTGGGTTATTTGTATTTGCAAAGTATTGTACTGTTGACCTAATGTGTCTAATTGTAGCTTCAACTGACTAATTAAAAAAGAATAAGTATTTACTCTTTTTATTAAGGCTTGAATAATAGCTTCTATGGTAATTTCAGGAAAACAAGTATTTAGTATTTGTAAACATTCATTATAAGTCCAAGAAGTATTATCTTTACCACAAAGAACTATAGAAGATATGTCAATAGAAGTCCCGTTTGCTTGATTCTCAGAACATAACTTAGTAACCATCAGATTTAGTATGTCAATTAGATTATCTTTCCTTGTAGTTGACAAACACTTCAAATCTACTTGATTGAGGTCAATAGTCTCACAAACCTTATTAACAAGTAATTGGAGTTTATCCTCATTAGTAGTATTACAAGAGTCAAAGCACCCCCAATCCAGTGTTTCAAACTTTAATTGTCCAAAAGGAATCTTTACTGACATATTGATTTATCTAATTTATACTTATATTCTAAGAATTTGAAATTATCTTTTTCGGTTCTACATTCTATACCCCAATCATTTTCTAACATCTTAGAGTAACCAAATTTAGCTACATAACTGGAAGCATTAAAATTATTCTCTAATAAATACTGTAAATTACTATTCACCATAATTATTATGTTTGACTAATCCCGTATTTTGTAAATAAAGGTACAATAACATTTCTAAACATATTACAATTAGAAGTATAAATGTTTATTTGACTTTGTACAATATTACTTTCATTAACAGCACATACTAATAACAATTCATTTAACTTAATTAAACTATAGTCACAAGTTTGTACTACTGGAGTAGGAGTAAAAGAACCACCACTACTTGATTTTGAACCACAACCACATCCCATCTTTTAGTTTATTTATTACAAGTTGAACAGGTTGATTTTTGACAACCACAACTCGGTATTGATATAATTTTATTCATTGGTTGATTACCCTGACATATCTCTCTTGAACAATCTAAGGTATCTAATATAGCTAATATTCTTTTTTCACTATCATCTGTCATACAATACGTAAGAGCTTCTACAGCTTCTACTTTATTATGTAAGATAATAGCTTCATCTCCTTTATTTTCACAGTATAATTTAGCAATTTTTTGTTTTACACCTCCTAAATGAACATACCAAAACTTATGAAATAATTTATCGTGAGGACAGATACTTTGTTTTACTTTATATAATCCACAAGGTATTTGTTCTATTGTTGTACTTACATCTAAATCAATTGTTGTTATTAAAGTATTTCCTCTAGCATTGTAAAATAAAGAAACTGGGACTGTTGAGTATGGAGTATTTATTGTTAATGAAGGTTCATCAATAGGTAACATTGGATTGTAAATAGACATATCTACAAATACTAATGAATCATCTTGTTTATAATTAGATAATAAAATACCATTTAAATTACTCTTCATAAATTATAGCTTTATAAAACTTGTTTTAATTGTGCTTTACTGGAAAAATTGTTACTATCTGAAACGTCCGTTGAAGCAATAAGTACAGCCAAATCAATAATTTCTTCTACAATAGAATCATTCCATTCAGGATTAACATCTTGTGAAGGTAAATTATCAATATTATCTCTTCCTGTTTTAATATCTATCTTAATTGGATTTCTATAATAAACTAGATTACATTCTTTTAATCTAAAATTATCAGTATAGATTCTAAGTTTATTATCTCCTAATGTATAAATTGTTTCTTCCCATTCTACAGACGGTTTCCAATTATCATTTTGTAATAATCTTCCTACATTTGATTCTTGGACAAGTAAACAATTTAAAGTATTTTCACACTTAGTATCTACTACATTAACTCTTATAATCCAATTCCAATCATCAGGTATATTAACTAAATAAACATTCTCTTGGTGAATACCTGTTAACTTACTTTCTTTTAAAATCTGTTGTAGAATACTTTGATTATCTTTAGTAACACCTTCTACATCTAACAATCTATTCACATAATGTATTTGTGCTTTATTAAAAAGTTCACAAAAAACCTTCTCTGAAAGTTCATCGGAGAAGTTAGTATCTAGTTTATTAAATCTTATTTTAAACTTACTAAAAGCAGTTTTTGATGTCATATTAAAAAGATAAAGGGGAGAAATAAATCTCCCCCATGTCTACCCAAATTTTATGCTAAAAGAGGAAGGTCTGTTTTTTGTAACAATTTATTTACCATTCCGATTACAGCTTTACCTGTATTTACATCATCATGTGCAAAGTAATAGTACACTGTCCAACGTCTTGGTGCTGCGTGATGAATTGTAGTATGCTCAGTTGAGTCAAATGTAACAGAAACATAATCATAGAATTTGTTCTTGTCAATACCATAATTCAAACCCTCAGCGTTAATGAGTTTGAAAGAGTTTTCAGTAGTTGCTTGGTCATAGTATACTTCACCTTCATAATAACCTGTCATAATAAGTGATTTGATTACAGAGTGACCTCTTAAATTCTCACGCTTATAATTTTGAGTTTGTTTGAAAGGAACATATGCTGGAGCACAAACACGGTTTGCATTGTTAAACTCACCAAAAGCAGCAGAAACATAAATAGCTTCTTTGTTAAGGTTATCATAGATAGAGTAAGCACAACCTTCAGGAAGTTCTTCTTCATAGATAACATCAAAACGAATACCAGCTACAAATTCTTCTGTAGTTACTGCTGGAGGAATAGGGCAACCATTACCATTCAAAGTATAACCTTCACAAACATCAACATTCCATAAGAAACCGTTCCAAGCTTGTACTGGTTTGAAAGTAGCTTCTGCTGTCCAATCACAACCATCTTGCATACATTCAGAATATTGTTCAATTTCATAAACTGTTTTACAGTTATCAGAAACTGGTGTAGCAGGGATAATTACAGAACCTGGAACAATAGAAGTGTCAGTTGAGTAAAAAGCAACTAAGTCAGTTAATACTTGACCAGGATTGCAATCAGGGTTTTGAATAGTAGTACGTAACTTACGAGTAATTTTATAACAAGTACCACAAGCAGTCCAAGTATAACTAGTTGCTGGCATTGTACAATAAGCATCTTGCATACCTACATATTCAATAGTAGAATCAGCAGCAGGAGATACTGGTGTAACAAAAGCAACAGGGAAATTAACTAAGTAAGTAGAAGTACCATATTTGAATTCAATACGTTCAGCGGCAGTAGCAGTACCATAAGCAACAATTGCTTGAACTTCAAGTAACCAAGCAGCAGCATTTGTACCTGCACCTGTATTATCAATAGTTACTTTATAAATCTTAGAAGCTGCTGTAGCTGTAGCACCTACTGGACATACTGAACAATTTTGAACAGTTGTAGTTGACGCTGAATAAGCTGTAGGAACTGGATCTGAAGTTAATTGATAATCCATTTCATAAGTAGACAATGCTTCTGTACGAGAAACTCTTGTTACTTTCTTAGTGTATTGTGCTTGAACACGAGCTAAAGCCATTGCTGTACCATCATCACAAACAGTAATACAATATTTAGTAAAGTCTGTTTTAGTTGCTGGGGTAGCTACTGGACAACGCTTAATAACTTTAGATGCTTTGATGAAACGATTTAAGAAAAGATTTTCTTCATTGATTTGACGAACTAATTCATCAACATACTTTTCTTTCATGTCTACAGTTGTACAACCAGTAGCACAAGCATCACAGCAATCAGTTTTAACAATTAAAAGTTCGCATAAATCACGACCCCACATAGCACGTACAGGTTGACCTTGAAGTTCTACTTGAACATAATATGCCTTGTCACATTCAAATTGCATTGAACCACAATAGTTTACACCATCGTAACCAAGATATGCAATTGGTTGTTGATTAACAGTTTGTGCTTTTACATAAGAAGCTTCAACTACTTTAGCTGTACGAGTATCAATAACTGGAGTTTTATAACTACGGTTTACTGAGTTAACGTTAGCAAAGTTACCTAATTTTCCTTTTACTTTTTGTTGACCTACATGAGGTGAACCAACAGCAAATAAAACAGAAGATGGTACAGTTGAACCTACTGACTTGTAAAATTTACTGTCGAATAAGCCAAGCTGAAAGGGTTTCAATTCAGCAGTGTGAACTCCTGAAGTACCCAAAACAGATGATACTAAAAAGTGCTTCTCTAATGAAGCTGGAAAATTAACCATTGTTTTTGATTTTTAAGTTTATTAACATTTTTTCCCACCTTTTTTAAAGACAGGTTTTTCTTTTGAAGTAACTGCTTTAGTAACTACTTTAGCAGGTTTCATTTTTGTTTTCATTTATTGTTTGTATTTTTGTTTACTCTTTAACTGATAACGTATAGAATAAGTCTCATCCATTCCTGAACCTGTACCTAATTCTTGTTGGTTTTCATCACGAGCTAAAAACGAAACAACTTCATCTTCAGTTCTACCGTAGACTGTATTAGTTAAAGGATTTAAATAAATACCTCCTTGTTTTCTAATAACATTCTTATACATTGCTTCTTTTACAAAGCTTGATATAAAAATAACTTCTTTGTCTACATTTAGAGCTGAATTAAATCTATTTACACCCATTTGTTCTGAATCTTCGGTATATTTACCAGAAAGTAATTCATCTAAGAATAAATATGCTTGTTCTTCATCTTGAATACCTGCATTTGAAGGTGCAATGTATTTAGCTAAAGCAATCATATATTCAGGCGTAGTATCTAATTCGTATAACTTAGCCTTAGCTTTGTTAACTTTTTGTTTAATTGTAAGTTTTTCTTTTTTATCTTCACCAATATCCTCTATAATGTATAAGCGTTGAGACATTGTTTTTTCTTTAGCATCACTTCTTGAAGGAGCTACAATATCTTTACTTGCTAATAGACAATAGTACCTAAGTAATTGTTCAGGATTTTCTTTATCAATGAACTCAATATCAGAACCTAATTCAATTAAGAATTGAGAAAGATATTCTCTACCAACAGGAGAGTCTAAATCTTCACCATTTAAAAGATAATCTTGAATTACCTGTCTATCTGGGTTTTCTTTAGCTACACCATGACGATACGTTCCATTCTGAAATTTGAAAGGAGGCATCGCTGTCTTAGTTCCTGGAAACCTCCCTTCTTCATATTTATCAAATCCCAACACTTGGTCTACTCTAGTTGGTATATTATTTGGACGAATTAAAATTGAATTTGCCATATTTCTCCTCTTTTAGTTTATTAATTAATCAAAATAGCTTGAAAGGAATGCTCTACCTGTAACTGGATTGAATGGACGAATAACCAATGCTTTTGAAGGGTCTTTCATCCAATAAGCTACGTGAGGTTTTTCCATGAATACTTGGAAACCATGATTCAAACGAACATCACCTGTACGGAATGCTTGACCACCATTAACATCAGCTACACCACCAGAAATTGGATAACGTAATTTACCTTCAACTACATAGTGAGCAAAATCCCAATAGTTTTTCTTACGAACTTCTACAATGTTGTTACCTTCACCAGATAAGTCAGGAATCATAAATACATAACTTGACAAGTGGTGAGTAGCAAAACGACCTACGTTTACTTTTGGATTTTCAATATCATCACGACCAATTGGGTCAAATGAAGGGTCAATCTCAAATTTAATTGTACCGTAAGCAAAATCATAGTAATCAAATTCACGAGCTAATGAACCCATGTGGAAACCAGAACCTGTTACATAATCTTTGTCTTGAGTAACAAAACCACGATTTTTATGACGTTCTTCGATTTGTTTTTTAGCTAATTCATAACCACCTACACCTGTTTTAACGATAATCATATTTGATTCTCCGTTATAAGGATTCATTTTGTATTTATAAATATCAGTGATATATTTCTCAATCATTTCTAACGAGAAGTCACTAACATTATAAGTATAGTAGTTACCTTTTTGCATTTGGAACCAAAGACCTACAGGAAGATGTGAAGTAACACCACCATCAGATTTGATAGCACCACCTGTGCCCCAAACAGCTTGATGTTGAGCATCAGCTAATACTTGCATTTTAGCAATATATTCTACTTTTGGAATAACAGCTACACGTACTAAATCACGATTCATAGCATCAACTGCTTTCTTATCTGAATCATATTTTTTACGGTAGATTTCACCTGGAGAGCTAATCTTAGTTTGAGAGTAAGTTTGATTGAAGTAACCGATAGTACCTGGAGCAAATTCATACATAGTAATTAAATCAGCATAAGAAGCTAAAGATTTAGTTACTGAACCATCAACTGAACTATAAGCACCTTCACGAGTTACTGTAAAATGAACGTTAGCATTAGCAGAACCTACATAATTGTAGAATTTACGTTCACCACCTTCACCTTGTTCGTTGATATCATTATAAACTGTACCATATTCACTAATTGCAGAACTAGAGATATAAATACGTTGACCTGGTTTTAACCATTCTTTTGGTGCATATTTATCTTTTGCATCTACTGCTTGAATTTGAAGTGTGTAATCATAATAATCACCTACACGTTCATAATCCATAACATGGAATTCTACATCAGAAGATAAAGCAAATTTTACAATTGAAGTACGACCTGTAAATTTACGATTAAAACGAAGTTTAAATGGACTTCCATCAAGACCTGGTTTATCTAAACCTGAAATATCTTCAATTAAAATAGTTTCAGCAGCTGGTACTGGAATAGAGAAATCATAACGACCTGTTCCGTTAGGTTCTACATAAATTACTGATTCAGGTTTAAGAGCATCCACAAACATGGGTTTTCTTGGCATATAACCTGATAAAAGGAATGGTTCAAGAGTACCTAAATGAGTAACATCTGAATTTCCTTTGTTTAAATGCATAATGTGAGCCATATCAATATGACCTACTGTAACATCGGGGCGTTTAGTTTCGGCAATAAATATACCGTTGTTATAACTTTTGGCTGTTGACATTTTTTGTTTTTATAAGTTTAAAATATGATAATGCTTATTAGCTTAATGCTTCTAATGTAAATACTGGTTTACCTTTAGTTGGTTTAGTAGTTTCTTGCTTTTTCTTAGAGAATGTTAATCCTGTGTTTCCAAAAGTATTATCACTTCTAACTTCTTTAACTACCTCTTTCTTAGCAATTTTCTTAAAGTGTTCTATTACTTTTTCAGGGTCTTTTAACAGTAATAAAGCTGTCATGTAGAGATTGATGTTACCATCTTTATGGTATTTGTGGTAATGAGTTAAAGCTTCCATCATTTCCATCTCTACTTTTTTACCCTTAACTTTAGCTGGTATTTTAGCATCTAGACTTGCATTAAGTAACCATTGTGCTTCTTCTTTAGTTAATGGAATTTCATCAGCATTACTTGATATCTTTCCTAATTTACCAGTTTGAAGTTGGTCAGCTAACTTATTAGATAAATAATCTCTTTTTTGATTTTCTTCATCTTCGATAAGTTTCTGTTCAGCAATTTGTCGTTCAGCTTCTTTCTTAGCTAATTCTACAATCTTAGGTTTAAACTCTTTGGCTTTATTTTTAAGCTTTTCAGGGTTCTCCTTTAAAGTATCAATGATTTCGTTAACTTCTTCTTCAGACATATTTTTAGAAAGATAGTATTGATAAACTATCTCTTCTTGTCCGATTGGGTCTTCTTCATCTAAAGAAGTTGTTTCTACTGTATATAAAAGACTTTTAACAAAATCTACAACATTACCACCTGATTTCTGAGAATCTAAATCAAAACTTAAAATTTGTCTTGATATAGGGGATAATTTATTGTCTAAATCTTCGTAAACAGAATTTAAAATGTCTTGCTCTAGAAACTTACGGTTATGTTCAATGACTTTATTATAAGTTTTTAAATCAGGAATCTCAGTTACTCCTTTTGGAAGTTCTTTAATTAATCCTTTTTGAAACATATCTTGAGCAGCTATCTCATACTCTGTAGGAGCTTCTTCATCTAAATCAAGTTCTGTTTCTTCTTCAGTCTCTACTTCATCTTGAACTTCTTCAACATCTTCAGTAGTTTCTACTTTAGTTTCTTCTTTTACAGGTTCAACTACAGATGTATCTACTAGTTTTTCAGTATCTAAATTATCAGAAAACATAGCATTAGTAATTGAATCTCCTTCTTCTAACAGTGGTTTATTAAATGTCATTGCTTAATATAATTTTTAATTATTAATGAATCAAGTTTATATATGTTATTTAAAATAAATTCTTTTATTATTATAGGATTATTTTTTACCTTTACTTGCTAATATCATAGCTTTAGTTCTTTCATTTTGGGCTTCAATTTCTTTATTTCTTTGAGCTAATCTCATAGCTTCTAAAGATTCTTTAGAGTATATAGTTTGCTTCATGCTATCTTTCTGTAGTTCTAGTTTTTGCTCATCTAGTTTTTCTTTTCGTAAAAGTTCTCTAAGTTTCAAATCATAATTTTTATCTAAGTTTTCTTGTTCTTTTACAGTTTGAATTACATCGTGAATTTCATCTACAGTAGAATTAGCATAACCGTAAGCTTTTATTTCAGCTATTTCTCTATCACTTTGCATTTTAGCAGTTAATCTTCTATCTTGTCTTTCTTGTTCTTCAACTAACATTTGTTTCTGAGATTCTATAAGTTGTTGCTGTTGTTGTTGTTGAAACTGTCTTTCTTCTTGTAGTTTAATATCTCTTTCTACTTTTAATTCTCTAAGTTTGTCTAATACTTCTGTACTTGTTTTAGAAAATAACATACTTGCTTTTTCCAAACTATCAGCACCCATTGTATTATCATTCATAACAAGTGCGTATAAATCATTCAGCTTGTCAATATCATCTAAATCATTGTGAAGATAAATAGCTAAATCAGCTAAACTAAAATCTTTTCCTAAAGTTCTAAATGTTATTCTAGCACCTTCATTAGTAGTATAGTTTAAATCTTTTGGACTATTTTCTTGTAAGTATTTAGCATAATAAAGTCCAGTTTGTCTTGCACGTTTCATTACATCTTTAGTACGCTTATAATAATGATGTAACATATTAGAAGTTCTTTGTAAACCTTGTGCTACAGATTTACCTGATTGATTTGGACTTATTTCGGCTAATTGTTCTGGGCTAATACCTAATGTAGAATAAAACTCTCTTTTAACTCCTGACATTAAATTTAATTTAGCAATTACATCATTAGTCTTAGTTAAATCAACTACTTGACCGTATCCAGCACCAGCTAGCATACTTTGTCCACTAATTTGGTTTATATCTGTAGAAGTAACTGTAATACCGAAATCATGTGCTAATTGACCCCATTTTTGTAAATTATTCTCACCCCAACTTCCATCAAAAGATTCATGAGGAATTACACCTTGGTTCATAATATAGAAAAGACCAATCTCTGTAGCCAATAAGTTCTGACATCTATTACCTAAGAAATTATACATAGCTTGCCAAACACTACCTCTTTCAACTAAGGACAATGTTTCTGTCATTTGTGAACTCTTACCTCCATGAACAGGAAGAATTGTTGAAAATCGTCTAAAAGGGTCTTTTATTTGTATTTTATCTCTTTCTAAAGTAAGCCAAATCGTATCAAAATCATTTTGTATAGTACTAACATTTCTACTAGCTATATCTAGTTTAACACCTGTCCAACTTTCTGATTCATAAAACCATTCTATGTGTTCACCATTAACTAAATTCTGAGAAGTTTTTTCTTTTGTCCAAGTTAAGTCGTAATCAGGTTTTACATATACTTTGTAACTTTCATCAACTATTTCCGTATACTTAACTCCGTTAACCAAATAAGTTAATTCTCCTTTCTTTCTTGGTAGTTTAAAATTAATAACAGTTTCTCTAACAAGATTGGGCGGTATCTCAGATGTTTCATCCATGTTATTAAGATGGTCTAAACCTTGTCCAATTCTACTTTGAGAATCATGATGTAATTGTTTATGGTATCTTAAATTCTCTGTAACTAATTCTAAATAATCATTATTTGGGTCAGCTACTCTATTTTTAGGAAACATTTGACCACTTAACATTGTAGACCAATCTTCTAATTTTTCAGCATGTTCGGGTGTTAACTTATATTTTCCTATAATAGAATCAATAGTAGAGTAAGTAAAAGTACCAAACATCATATACTGTGAAGCATCATCATCTAAAGGACTTTTAAGAAAAAAAGCATTACGTTCATCTATAGGTAAATATTTATAATCAGAACCATTAAAATCAACTCTTATAAAAGGAGAATCAGTTACTAAGGTTTTTTCTAGTATCTGTTTTTCTAAATCTTTTATATTATATTTTTGTTCTTCTAAATTAAGATGATGATTAGCCCAAGTTTCTACTTCTAACCTATGGTCTTTTTGATAGTATTCTTGAATTTTAGCACTTTTTTCAAATAATTCTAGTTTAGCTTTTCTTTGTTCTTCATCTAAACCTTCTAACTCTACCTCGAATAGTTTCATAGCTTGTTCTACCAACAAAGCTCTTAACTCTTTATTTCTATCTTCTATGATAGAATTCGTAGCTTCTGGATTTATAGCTTTAACATACATCCTTGTAATCTTTTTATCCATATCATTAATGATAGAATTGATTACAGGTGGTATTAATGGAAAGAATTTTAAATCTACTTCTTGAATTTCTGGTTCATTATCTACTTGTTCCCCAGATAATTTACTAAGTATTGTATTATATGTTTCTTTAGCTACTTGGAATTCTCGGTTATTTATTTTACCATAAGCTAATTCATATAATTTTGTAAGTTTTTCCCATTTTTCATTTACTTGTTGAAATCCTAAATATTCATAGTATCTAAATAGTTTTCTTACTGATTCTAAATCAGTGGTTTCTTTCTTTGAAAAAAATAATCTACGAGGATTATCATTCATGTTAGATAAACCTAATACACTTTTATTAATTTCAAAAATATCATCAACATTTCGGTTGGAGCTGTTATACTTAAATGTACTCATTGGTTTTATATTAGTTTTAAAACTGTTTTATTTTTAAAAGAGATTTTTTATAAGATACGGTATTAAATTGAGAAATGCTAATTTTTGTATTAGAAATTATTGGTTTATCCTCTTTTATTTTTTGTATTCTCTGTCTAATAGTATTACCTTCTGCTACATCTAAACCATAAATAGCAGCATATAAACGGTCAGTATTAATTCTACTATTATAATCTAACATCTCTCTTAATAGCATCTTATCTTTAATTCTTTCTACCCCATACCTAATAATACTGTTACCTTCTTTATCATAGTCTGTCCCTATTTCTTCTGTAATGTATCTAATCATTGTTTCATGGAGATGTAATTCAAATGTTTTACTAGAACCTTTTCTAATACCATAATCTTCATATACTTTAGAGTTAGGTACAATTTCTTGAAGTCTTGGGTATTCACTCCTTTTCATTAAATAAGTATGTTCTTTCTTATTAATAAGCCATTTAATAAAACCATCTTTATCTGATTCTATCATAGTACGGGCATTATAATACCTCATAAGCTTTCGGCAGATTTCATAAGTAACATCAACGTTATCATATCTACCTGTATACCAAGCTACTAATTCACCTGGAACTAATACATCATTTTGATAGAAGTCTGCTCTGTAAATATAAAAAGATTGGAGAGAATCAGATGTTTGTGTTTTAATTTGAGTTACAGGGTCACAACTACCATAATATAAACCTAAAGGAGGGTTATCGTAAAGGGGAGGTTCTACTAATTCAACACATCCTCTTTTATCAGTATCTTTTTTAATTGGAAAATCTGTAACTGGAGGAGCTTCTGAACCAAGTTTATGTGTTATTTTTCCACCATCTTCAAGTAAGGTTACTCTTATGGCTGGGTTTTCTCTACAAAGTTTTTCATAGTGAGGTTGGATTATTTCGGTAGGATAAATGTTAGTTTCTTGTGAATTAAATGCCTGTTCTATAGTTCTTGGTGCTTGACTTATTTCAGCTAAATAATCGGCAATAGACTTTTCTTTAATTGATTCTAACCATTCATCTATTTTTTGATTAGCTAACTCTATTAATGAATTACCCCATTCATCTATACAGTCACCATAAGAATAATATTCTGGTACAAACATTCCAATCATTTCATCAGGTCTATTACTCCATACATTAGGAAATTCTAAAAATCCATTAGCTTTAGGATAAAGAATAAATTTCTTTAAAGGTTCACACTCAGCCATAGAACCTACTGAACCTGATGCAACAAAGAATCCAGTTTTGATATTACCAAACCTCATTGCTTTTTGAGCAAAGTTATAAGATTTATCCAATGTAGGGTTCTTACCAGCCTCTTCAGCCACATAGAGCGAACATGCACCTGAAACTATTGCGGAAGGTTTCTTTTGTGTTGTTACCCCTTTGACAACATTCTTTCTACCTTGTTTAGTTGTTCTTTTACCCTCAGTTGATTCACTTGATATTTCTTGTTGTTGCTTCCAATATAATTTTTCTTCAGGTGAAAAAGGTCGATACCAAGCAGTATGCTCATTAAGAAATTGTTTGTAATCATCCATGAAAGAAAAAAAGTCTTCAACATAAGTTTGATCTACATTAAATACTTTACATACTTTGCTTGATGCAAACCAAAGTTGTCTAATAGCATAAGCAGCTAATTTATATGAACTACCAAATTGGCGTTTCTTCACAATTGCCAAATCTTTGTCTGTTAATTGGGCAATATCCAAACAATAAAAGAACCAAATATCAGAATCCCAAAAATTAGGAAAAAATTGAATACCTTTAACTTTATCATTAATTTGCATAAAGTTAACATACATATAATGAGCACCAGTAATAAAAAAATCATCTACTAAAACACCATGCACACAT